AGATAGGTTTCAGATGGGTGCATCAGTTAGGGGATATGTACTTTCTGATGAGTTGACGGATACATTGGATAAGTTAAATGCTAATCCTAAAGAACTTGTTGAGTCTTTTACAGACCTTATTGACACTGGCAATTCGTTTTATCCAATTATTGACTCCAATACGTCAGAAACTATTGATCCAGCAGACTTTATAAAAAAGTTTAAAAAAGAAACTTATATTAGCCCTAAAGAAAAAACTAAAAAGTTCTTTGATAAATCTAGAGAGCTTTTAGCAAATAGACAAATAAATAAAGAAATTGATTTCTCTGACTTTCAAAACTTATATGAAAGATATAAAACTAATCCATATAGGTTGCAACAAGAAGGTTTTGGGGAAGGTTTTGGACTTCCACCAATTACAAAGAATAAACAGGCAGTCGAAGAATCTCTTAAAGCTCTTATAGCAAAAGCAGCTAAAGAGGGCGTAAATAAAATTGTTATACCACCTGCAGAAAGAATTGCAAAAGCTAGGGGCAGAACTCTGGATTCTAGTGACAAGGGTGACAGATTTTATCGTACCTATGTAACAGACTTGAATAAAGTTTTAAATGATCTAGAAAAGAATTATCCTGTTGAAGTACGTAAAAATGTACAAATGCCTTATGATAGTCAAGTTGAATCAGAAGCTATTGAACGAGGTTTGCAAACACTAGGTTACAGGGGTGAGTTTGAGGCATTTACCGTACCCTCATCCACTGCAGAAGTAAGTATCCCAGATGACATGGATTATGCAACACTTCGTCAGGCTATAGACCGTGAAGTACACGCTGAAAATTTAACAGACGAGCAAGAGCAAGTATTTAGAGCTTTTGCCTTTCACAATCAAATATCGTTTGATGAAGTACCCCAAGTATTTAGTGAATGGCACGTTAAGCAAACTGATGAGTTATTTAAGAAACCTTGGTTCAAAGAAATGCTACCCGAGTCTGAGACAGCTTACGGTACTATTTTAGATATTTCTGAGTTAGTGGACGAATACAAAGTAGAAGAACCAAGACAATTTGCCCGTGGCGGCATGGTAGAAAAACAAATGCAAGACTTATTCGCAGGGAGTAAATAACATGCGGAACAACATGATGCCACCACAGGGTGGTCTTAAGATGGATGGACAAATAGTAGACCCTGTGTCAGGTAACGAAGTACCTGTAGGCTCTAACGCACAGGAAGTCCGTGACGACATCCCAGCGCAATTGTCCCAAGGAGAGTATGTTGTTCCTGCAGACATCGTAAGATATTACGGTGTGAAGTTCTTTGAAGATCTACGTAATCAAGGTAAAGGTGGACTAGAGCATATGGCTGCTACTGGTCGTATTGGCGGTGAGCCTGTACCCCCAGGTGGACCACAAGCTGGTCCTATGGGTCAACCTATGATGGCTGAAGGTGGTGACCTTACGCCAGACGAAATGAATGAACTTAGGTCGTTGATGAACGTAGGCGGTATGGCAATGCCTATGCAACAACAACCAATGACTGATCCGTATCAACAACAATCAGCTATGTATCAGCAACCACGTGGTGCTCAATATGGTGGTGACTTTGGTGGTGGTAGCTTCTACAATAACCCTCAAGCTATTACAACTCCTACAAGATACACTGGTGAGTTTAGTTGGGAAAGACCCTCAGCACCTATTCCTACTGGAGATGCTCCAGGACAACCAGTAACTTTGTACTGTCCTGATGGTTCTGTAAACACTCTACAACTACCAGCAGACCAAGCTAAGTATGATGAGCTTATTCAGAATGGTTGTGGGTTAGATCAAAGTATTCTTCCAACTACTCCAACAGATGAAGGCTCTGAGTCACCTACAGTTAGAAAACCAGGAGACCCTGATGATCCAGCACCTTGGACTAAGAAATACGGTTATCCAGAAGTAGTTGTAGGAGAAAAGTATCCTGACGAAGTAACTAGCTATCAAAACATCTTAGATGCTTCCATGAATGCATTGACGGGAGAAGATGACAGTGCGTTAGAAGCTATCTTTAAAAATCTACTAGGTGGTGGTGCACTTGGTAAACTTACTCAAGGTACAACTCACGCACAAGTTGCTGCTAACATTGCAATCTTAACTGCTAACCTGGGCAACCTTACACCAGATCAACAAGACCAATTAAAAGATTTGGAAAAAGAACTTGCTAGATATAGAAAAGCCAATGGGTTGGATATGCTTCCCAAAGAGTTTATTAATGGTGATAAACTAGCTATTGCAGCTTCTGGTAAAAGTTATATGACCCTTCTTAACCGAGACTCTAAAGATGTCTTTGGTAAGAATATCTTTGATCCAACACCTCAAGCAAAACAAGGTCAAGCAGGTGCAGGTGCATATGAAGACTATGTAAATGCAAACAATATTCAGTTTGAAACCAAAGCAATGAATATTACTGCTGGTAATACCAGAGGTTTCCCTGATCAAAAAGTATCAGAGCAAGAAGGATATGATGATCTTGTAGCAGCAGCTAAAGCTTCTGGTAATGAAGAGATTATTACAAAAGTAGCAACAGCTGGTGATAAAACTTTAACTGAACTAATTAAAGAAACTGGTGGTACAGGGTCTCTCGTAGACACCAGTAAACAAAACTTAGGCCAACAAGATGTTGTTGGTGCAACGTTTAAACAAGGTGAATCAATCCTAGAAAAAGCTGACGGTGTTCAGTACAATGACGACGATGATGGTGGGTTTACCACTACGTTTTCAAGAAAGTCTAAAGCAGAAAAACAAAAAGCTTATGAAGATGTAGGTGGAAGTGCTGGTGGTGTAAGTTTTGCAGATATGATGGCTGACTATGAGAAAAGCGGTATTAAAAAGGTTGATACTTCTAAGAATGTCTCTAATGCAGATAAAATTGTATCTGCTGCAACAAGTGCTAGTAAAAATGATGACACTCCAACTGCTACTACCACAACTAAGTCATCAACTCCAATTGTTACTGGAGAGACTACTAAGAAGATTGCTGGTACTAACGACAAGATTACAGTGGACGTAACTGCAGCTCGTACTGATGATAAAGGTAATAAGATTGTTGGTTCTGTTTCTGAGGGTGGTCAGTATGCTGGTGATGGCTTTGAGTGGAAAGAAAACGATGGTGGTTATCTAACACGTGTATATACAGGCGCTAACGAAGGTTCTACTGGTAGTAGTGATGCTACATCAACCACATCAAGTAGCGACTCAGGCGGATGCTGTTTCATTATGCTAGAAGCTCGTTATGGTAACGGCACGATGGACGAAGTGGTACGCAGATACCGTGATGAGTATATGACTGGCCGCAATCGCCGTGGCTATTATCGTTTAGCAGAAGTACTTGTTCCACTGATGCGTAAGTCAAAAGCATTCAAGTGGATTATTACAAAAACATTTGCTGATCCTCTTGTGTCCTATGGTAAATATTACTATGGACAGAATAAACACGGTGTGTTATACTCACCTGTGAAAAACTTCTGGATGAAAGTTTTTGACATCGTAGGTGGAGACACCAAGTTTATTCGGGAGAATGGAGAAGTTGTATAAAGAACCATACGACAATCCTAACCTAGTAAAAGTATACGAAGAAAGATACATCCATCACCCTGAACAGTCTAGAGATGTTGACTTTGAAATAAAAGTTGTAGAAAAAATAATGGGTGATCGGGAGTATGAATCTTGGTGTGACGTTGCCTGTGGCACTGCACATCATTTACGTAAGGCTTCTGGTAACTTTACTAGGTTAGGTGTTGATAAATCTAAGTTAATGATGGATCAACATAAAGATGATACAGAGTATGACATAGACTATTCTGTAGCAAACATACTAAGTTGGAGAACTAAAAAGAAGTTTGACTTAGTAACTAACTTTTGGTTTGGTTATTCTCACCAACCATCGCTAGAAAAGGTAATTAACTTTTTTGAAAAGATGATTGACCTTACTGCTAGACATGGTACAATAGTACTGTCAGTACATAACCACTGGAAGTTATTTAATGACAAACCCAGGTTAAGTGTAGATGTAGATAGTGAGTTTACTTTTGATGCTATACACTGGTCTTATACAGAGCCTAGCACTGGTGATAGGTATAAGTGTATATCTCCACACAAAGACTTAATACTAGACACTTTTGCACCATACTTTAAAGAGTATACTAAAGTAGAATACCCCAGAATTTCTGCAAAAGAGTTGTTTGTTTTTAGGGATAGAAATGCAACTAGACGAGTATAAAGAGATAATAGCTAAACGTCACGACAGTCTTTCAGAAGAAGAAAAAGAAACTGTAAGGCGTATGGTAGGCACACCAATAGGAAGTGTACTAGCAAAACTAGTTGGCCCAGAGTTGGGCAAAGCAATCACAGTAGGGCAACCTACTACGATAACACCTAAGCGTGGTGGCTTAGGATCACGATAGGCAATAAGGCTACCCAGCATAAGCTGGCCCCAATATAAGGAGAAATAAATGCCTGAACTAACCGCAGTAGAAACACCCAAGACCGCAGGATTTGTGGATCGTGGGTATAACTATGAACGTAAACGTAAACGTCTTGAAGATGAAGAGAAAGAGATTGCTCGATTAGAAGCAGAGGCTCGTGGTGAAACAATCGAAGAGGAATCCGATGGCGAGGGATCTGAGACAGCCCAAGTATCGGATGAAGGTAATACCCAACAAGAAGAAGCCAAAGCGGAATCCGAAGCATCGGAAGACGACTCAAACTTGAGCCGTGAAGAAAAGTCTTTTAAGAAACGTTATGGTGATCTTCGTCGCCACATGAACGAAAAAGAAAATGAGTGGAAAGAAAAGTTCTCAGCTTTAGAAAAACGTATGGCTGGTGAAAACATTGTACCACCTAAGTCAAACGAAGACATTGAAGAGTGGGCTAAGAAGTATCCTGATGTAGCTGGTATTGTAGAAACCATTGCTGCTAAGAAAGCCCAAGAGATGTTCTCTAAAGCAGAAAACCGTTTGAAAGAACTTGATGAAGCACAGGCAGAAGCATCTCGTGTAAAAGCAGAGAATGCTATTCGTAAATCTCATGCAGACTTTGACGAACTACGTAAGTCAGATGAGTTTCATGACTGGGCAGATCAACAACCTAAATGGGTACAAGATGCACTCTATGAGAATGCAGATGACCCAGCATCAGTGGTTCGTGTAATTGACTTGTACAAAAGTGACAAAGGTCTTACCAACACTGCAAAAAAAGCAAGAGCTAAAGACGCAGCTTCTACAGTTACTCGCCGTAGTAAAACACAAGTTGACGTAGCCGATGCTAATGACGCTATTCGTGAATCAGATGTTGCTAAGATGTCTGATAGAGAATTTGAAGAACGTTCAGATGAAATCAACAAAGCTATTCGTTCTGGCAAATTTATTTACGATGTTTCTGGCAATGCCAGATAAACTGTTGACAATAAATAAATCAGCAGTATAACTATGAGCATAGAGACAAAAGCCTCCTTGTGACTACCTTTTGTCTCAACTCAAATTTCCGAAAGTCTAAACTAATAAGAACTACCTGAATAAGTACAGGCCCGTTGAGTGTTTGGTGGCGCAACTGAACACGATACGCACCCTAGAAAACGTTCAGCCTCTTGTGGGTGTTTAGCTTTGTTACCCGAAGCCAAATATCATGGAGGATTTAACATGGCTTTTACTTCAGCAGCGGGTCACGGAAACCTACCTAACGGTAATTTTTCGTCCGTAATTTATTCCAAGAAAGTGCAGCTTGCATTCCGCAAGAGCACAGTCGTTGGAGACATCACAAACTCTGATTATTTCGGAGAAATCAGTGCGCAAGGCGACACTGTTAAAATCATCAAAGAACCTGAAATTTCAGTTTCGTCCTATGCACGTGGCACACAAGTCAATGCACAGGATCTTGATGACGAGGATTTTTCTCTAGTCGTAGATAAAGCGAACTACTTCGCCTTCAAAATCGACGACATCGAGGAAGCTCACTCACACGTCAACTTCATGGATCTTGCTACCAACCGTGCGGCTTACCGCTTGGCTGACCAGCATGACCAAGAAGTATTGGGCTACCTATCAGGTTATGCTCAGTCAGCATTGCACTCAGCAGCAGACACTGTAAACACAACTGTGAACGGTACTAAAGCTGTAGCAACTGCTGGTTCAGACGAGTTGTTGACATCAATGAAACTTCGTAAAGATTCATTTGGCAACATCACAACTGCATCTGCTGGCGATCACTCAATCCCAGTTGCTGCACGTCTACCAGGTGCAACTGCACTACCAACAGCATACGCTTCACCAGCAATGGTTGTTGCTCGTATGGCTCGTCTACTTGATCAACAACAAGTTGATAAAGATGGACGTTGGCTTGTAGTTGACCCAGTATTCATGGAAGTACTACGTGATGAAGACTCACGTCTATTCAATGCAGACTTCGGTGAATCAGGTGGACTACGTAACGGTCTTGTACTAAACAACTTCCACGGTTTCCGTATCTACTCATCAAGCAACTTGCCAGCAGTAGGTGGCGGTGCTGGTACAACAGGTACAGCAAACCAAAACACTGACTACGGTGTTATTGTTGCAGGTCATGACTCAGCAGTAGCAACTGCAGAGCAGATCAACAAGACTGAAACATACCGTGACCCAGACAGCTTTGCTGACATCGTTCGTGGTATGCACTTGTATGGCCGCAAGATCCTTCGTCCAGAAGCTCTTGTAACTGCTAAATACAACTTGGCGTAAGAAGGAGGACTAACTTATGGCTAAATCTACTTCTTTGCTTTCAAAAGCAGTAATGGTTGAGAAGGAAGTTGAACTTCCAACATCAACTGGTACAGTTACAGGTCCATCTGTTGGAGCAGGTACTCTTGTTCTAGCAGCAGGTGTTGAGCTAATCGACGCAATGGATTCAGCTGACTACGATGTTACAGTTACTGATGGTACAACTACCTTCATGGCTGCTACAGCAGTAGACAGTGGTTCTGCAGGTGACTTTGCATTTGGTACTCAAACACAGGGTATCGTTGCAGCTGCAGATACTATTGACGTAACTGGCACAGCTACTGCTTCACCAGCGGCAACAGTAACAGCTCGTGTATGGGCAATTGTTGTTGACGTTAACGAAGCAACAAAAGGTGCAGACGAAGTCGATCGTGACTTGCTTGCATAAATAAAAACTTTGGGGCTGGCTTAGTGCTGGCCCCATTGTACTTAATTAAAAGGATTCCAAAACATGGCTATTACGACAGCAATGTGCACGAGCTTTAAAGAAGACCTTCTTAACGGTGTCCATGATTTGGATGCTGATCAACTACGTGTTGCATTAATTAAAGAATCACCTACAGGTACATACGACAAAGGTACGCAAGAATATGCAAACCTTGGTTCAGATGAAGTTGCTACAGGAGGTAACTACACACGTGATTCTGCAGACAATAACCTAACAATCGCAGGTGTTACTATTGCAACTGATGCAACAACAGGACGTGCATGGGTAGACTTACCTAACCTAACATTTAATGACGTTACTGTGTCTGCAGACGGATGTCTTATTTACAATACATCACAATCTAATAAAGCAATCTGTGTAATTGACTTTGGTGGTACAGTTAGTGCTACTGCAGGTGACTTGACTATTGAGTTTCCTGACCCAACAGCAGATGGTTCAGCAGCTATTATTCGCTTAGACACACCTGTTTAATAGGAGCTAACCTATGGCTGTTACTGTAATACAACCTATCTATGGAACAGGTGTATATGGTACAGCCGTATATGGAACCTATGTAGTCAGAGGTTTAGACACCGTATCTGCTGCAGGTTCTATTGGTACAATTCAGGTAAATATATCTGAAAAAGTAACTGCAGTATCTGCTAACGGTGCAATTGCTCCCGTACAAGTTGGTGGCTTTGAAATTGACATTACTGAACGTGTTGACACAGGAGTGTCTGCTGAAGGTAATATTGGTACTGTTGAAGTACAAGTCAAAGAAGAAGTACAACAAGACGATACTGTAAGTGCGGATGTTGCAATTGGTATTGTTACACCACATGCATCATCTAAGATTATACCAGACTCTGTTTCTACGATTGGTGTAGTTACAACAGTAGAAGAACAGGTCAAAGAAGAGATAAGTGCCAGCCTTTCTGCGGTAGGTAATGTTGGTACTGTCGAAGTACAGATTACAGAGAAACTGGCATCTGTATCTGCTGATGGTAACATTGGTACTGTCTCACTCAAAATTAACTCTCTTGCTAAACCAGATGGTGATGCTGCAACACTTGCAGTAGTATCTGAAGAAACAGAGCCACAGGTACAAGAGCCACTAGATATATCTCTTGCTGCAGATGTAGGCTTTAATGGGGATAATATCAAACTCTATATCACTGAGTTTGTACCAGCAGTTCCAACAAACGCTGCTCTTGGAGATATAACAGTAACTGCAGAGCAGTTTAACTTCGAAAATGTTAAAACACTATACAGTCGTAGACGTACTGTCATAATATCTAGGGCAGCATAATGGTTACGACACCTAAAGAAAGAACAGTCATTGTTCCAGAGGAAACAAGAAGAGTGTTTGTAGAACGTGACACTACTTCTGCGGATAGAACAGTGTACGCAACTGAGGATTAGAGATGAGTTTTCGCTGGCCTAATAAAGACCCTGACGAGCAACTAGACTACAGCGTAGACTGGGAACGTTTCTTGCAGGGTGCTACGATTGATACAGTTCAGTGGTATGTAAAGTCCACATTGTATGATACTAAAACAGAATTAGAAGCTGGAGAAACTTTAACAGCAGCATCTAGCTCTGCTACTACAGACAGTATACAAAACGTATCTCAAACAAATACAGATACAGTTGCTACAATTAATATTAGTGGTGGACAGAATAACGTAGAGTATACCTTCTTCTGTCGTATGATTGACAGTACTGGCAGTCAAGCAGAACGTAGTATTAAGCTACGCATAAAGGAACGTTAATATGGCATATGATTACATTGGACTTGTCAATGACGTAAACCGTAGACTTAACGAAGTAGAACTTACCTCAGCTAACTTTGGTACAGCTGTTGGTGAGTACTCAATGATTAAAGATGCAGTAAACTCTTCTATTCGTTTTATTAACCAACACGAATATGAATGGCCGTTTAACCATGTTGAAGAGACAGAGACATTAACTGCAGGTCTTGTCCGTTATGCAGCACCATCAGATGCCAAGGTAATAGACTTCGACAGCTTCCGTATTAAACGTAATGATACCCTTGGTAATGAGACAAAGAAGCTACGTCTACTATCTTACGAAGATTATTTAGATAAGTTTTCTGACTATGAATACAATACTTCTACTGGTATTAGAGCTATGCCAGAGTATGTATTTAGAACTCCAGATGAGGGTTTTGGTATTGTAGCTCCTGCAGATAAAGCTTATCAACTTGTATATGAATACTATCGACTACCTGTAGACTTACTTAATGCTACTGATGTACCAACTGTACCAGAGCAGTTTAGATATATTATTGTAGATGGTGCAATGCACTATGCATATATGTTCCGTGGTGAAACACAGGAAGCTATGTTCATGCAACAACGGTTTGAGCAAGAGATTAAACAAATGAGGAGTCTCTACATTAACCGTTATGACTATGCAAGGTCTACCGTAGTAAATAGAGGCAACGTTTCTTACAACACTATTAAGGTTTCTTAATACATGCCAACAACTCGCCAGACATATCCCATCGAGTTTCGTGGTGGGCTTGTTACAAACATGAGTCCATTGCAGCAAGGTATTAATATGCCTGGGTCTGCACGTATTCTCAGAAACTTTGAACCATCTGTTGAGGGTGGTTATCGTCGTATTCTTGGTTATGATAAATACGACAGTAATATTATACCACCGTATGGTGCTCCTGTAGTACACGGAGATGGTCAGTCTGGTACTACACTAATTACTGCTAACATCCGTCAAACACCAGAAGCTGGTGATATTTTTTCTTTAGTTGGTGGTGCAGTCAACGGAGCAAGTCAAACAGGAACAAGTTTAGTTGTAGATGGTTTAGACGTAGCTCCATCAGCAGATGACACATTCACTATTTCTGGTGACTCTACTTTATACACAATTAGTGCTGCCACAGCTTTATCAGGAACTGAGTCTACTTTAACTATTAGTCCAGCTATAACAGTTGCTCCAGCCGATAATGCAGAGTTATCTTTTAGGTACACAATTGCCGCAGGTGGTGTAACGTTTGACGATACTAATAACAGAG